AAAATATGAGTTATATTCTCTCAGTCAAAGACAGTAAAGGTACGAATACTGAAATTGAAATTGACTCTCAAAAGGGATTGACCAATACCGTCAAGAACTTACAAGAGAAAGTCAGTGCTTTAGAGTACAGACAGATTAAGACTTCATCCACTGCCAGACTTCCACACGCAATTGGAGAAAAGGTATACAGTTCTATTCCACTAGACATATACGGTTATATTAAGTTTGATGGAAGAAAGATTTATTCTCATGGTGAATTCGGCGATTTTTATAATCACATTAAGAGTATCTTCCATACTTTAAACGAAGAAAGGTACACATATCAGTTAGAGAAAAACTACGACATTATCGGTGATCCTACTGATGTTTATGGTACTACTTCTAACTTTGCTCATAACTCTAGGTACGCAAGAGCAAAGAAAGTCATCAAGTTTTCTGACTATAATGCTTGGAGATGTGAGTTCTATATTAAGATGGGTCCGGAAGTCCTGTCTAATAAGGTCTACACCTTTATCGGTCGTGAAAATGCTACCTATAGTAATGGTCTATTATTCCGTGTTGAGAAATCTAAGTTCACTGTATGGCATAAAAACCTTTCAGGAACATACGTGGGACAAGAAGGTAAGACAGTTCTTGCTCCTAATACAGAATATTTGGTCCGTATTACATTCTTAAACGGTAAACTGATTCTTTCTACTAAGGTTATCAACGTAGAAGGAGCAATTGACCAGTACTTTAAGGAGTTTGAAGTTGACTCTCAGAATTATCCTGACTCTTTCATGCGTTTTGGTGATGATTATAACTCTGATGCTATTATGAACGGTGAGGTCGACCTTAATAGAATGAGGTTCTATGACCTTTCTAACGAAGATTTATCAGACTTAGACATTTTCTTTGAGAGTGCCCCTGTATTCTACAAGCCATCTGAGATGTTAGAAACATGGTCTAAGCAAGGTTTCGTTCCTGAGAATGTGTACGAGAAGGAACTGGAGAAATTTGGATGTTCTGGAAAGTATGTTCTGAATGAGGAAGAGAATTACGTTCGTATTCCTTTACACAAGGATAGACAACTTATTGTTAATCAAACTTACCCAGACGGTTCTTGGTTAAGAGTATATGACGACGGATATTGTGAACAGAGTGGATTTACTCACCCTAATGGTTCAGATAACGTTGAAACTCTTTGGTTCCACCAACCAATGAAGGATACCAATTATCAGGTATTCGTTAATATGCAATGGCCATCAAATGGTGGAGCAGCTTGGCAGTATTTCTGTGCTAAGAATTTAACAACTAAGACTTTCCAAGTAATGAGACAATCATCATATAAGTCAAATTACGAGATAAAGGGTTACGTCAACTTAGACGAAGTTCCAGAAGATCTAAAGAATGTTCCCCAGGATAACTTTGAATATCTAGTAGTTGCTAATGGTGTTCAGAACATCGTTTTAGATAGAAATGATGAACTGAAGGTTAATAACCCATTCACTTTACTAGAGTCAAAATACTCTAGAACTAAACTTAACAACATCTCATGGTTACGTTATGAAGGTGAGGAACTTTCTAAAGAGAAATATCCAAGTGTTTGGAAGTACCTCTTAGAACAGAGATCTATCCTTGATACAAAACTTAACTGGAAGAATAGAGAAGATCAGACTGATTTTGATCAGGAACCTGAAGATCCTACTATTATCGTCAAGTTAAAGTCAGAAGAACACACTGAGAATGATTATGTCATTGATCAGAAGAATAACACCTTTACTCTACCAGTAAAATCAGAAAGTTCTTATACATCAGAACTAGAAAAGGTGGATGCTATCATCCATAATTCTACAACTGACGGTGTAAGTCTGAAGATTTACGCAAGTGGTTACGTAGAGCAGGAAGGAACTCTAAACCTAAGTACTGAACAATCAGAAGAAATCAATACTGTTAACTTCATTGTTCCTATCAAGGATAGTGTGATCTTCATTCCTAATGGATTAGTTACTGAGAGAACCAATACTTCCTTCTCTTTAACCAATGTTAAAGGTGAAATCTCTTATAGAGTCAGTGGTTTCACTACCCCAGAAATTGTCGAACAGTATAAACCAGAGTACAGAGCAAATGAACTATATCTCTACTACTTCATGGGTGATACCGTCTCTAATCTTGCTCTGATTGATGCAGGCAAACTTCAAGAGGAGTTATTAGATGATAAGGAATACTTCAAGACCTATGGAAATGTTCTAAAAGAGGTTCAGGGACACACCACTAAATTCTCCAAAACCATAGCTAAGACTCAGGTATCAAAGGCAATCAGCGACTTAGTTTCTAAGATTAAGTTGAAAGATGTTTATGACATCAATATGAATGAGTCCTTCTTATTACCTGATCCAACCCACGAAGGATCAAGAATTAGTATGAAGACATACAACTTCTCTATCTATGCCGATAGCTTTATGATGTTCGATGAGTATAACCGAAGATTATTCTTACTTGAGATTAGAAGGTCTGAGCACTATAGCGAGTTAGTTGATGAGAATGGCGACTATAATCTAAGCTATGATGTATACTTTACCTTTGATAAGAAGAAGGTTAATAAAAATAACGTCATCAATCCTTGGTCTGGAGATATCGATAACCTCCCTGACTATGACGCAAAGGCCAGATTATTGATTAAGGTTTACGGTGAGAATACCATCAATAAAATCAATACTCCAGACGGCGGTACAAATGTTTATAGTGGATATGAGGTAAGAGAAGGACAAGCTCATGTGCATTCTAGTGTTTACAGCAATACCTCCTGTACTAACTGGAATGCAGTTAGACTTGGTGAGAGAAAGTTAGTTCCACTCAATGGTGAGAATAATTTCTCAAATATCAAAAATCGTCATATCTCTGAAATTCCTAAGTTATTGCGTGGCGAAGGTGTCGACTCATTACCTCTAGGTGAGATGGAATTGAACTTCGCCGGTCTAAGAGTTCAGAAAGTCAGTGGAAATTTCAGAAATGCTCCTTATGGATATTATATCACCGTTACATCAAGAAAATATGGAGATACTGATCATTATTATCCTAGATATTTGCATGATAGTACCCATGGAAACGGTACTGATATGGGATATTGGACAAATGATAATACTAGAAAGGTTTGTCAATACGATAACAAAGTATTAGGTCCAATGGCATCGGAAATTGCATTTACACGTTATTTTGAAATAACAAGAGCGACCGGATACAGACGTGATAATCCTTTTTACACGCAATGGAATCCAGGAAGTAGAACTTTTAGCACTCCAGCAGACGGATCATACGGCACATCTTGGGAAAATATATCATTTGCTGATGGAATCTTCTCTTCAGCAGGTGTAAACAGGAAAGTATTTGCTCAGAGAATGTCTGAATTCTCCATGACCGTTCAGAACCGTTATGGATCCAAGACCATTGTTTATGATAACACCAACGTAAATCAGGCTAAGAATAATCCTTGTGTGTTTGACTTTACTGAAGAATTTATCGTAAATGATAGAGATTATTCAGACATCGCATCTAAACGTCAGCAGGAAGAGTATTTTGACTCATTAGATAGTAAGTTTGAGACACTAACCACTAACACCAACACAAGTATCAACAATACTTTAAGTGCAAAGGTTACAGATGTCAATAACAAAATAGCTGAAATGGATGGTAAGTATAACACCTTTACTTCCGACGCTAATACTACCATTGTTCAGTACGAAAATGAGATGGATAAGAGGTATGAGAACTCTATCGGTGCTGTCGACAGACGTGAAGCAGAGCATAATACTACTTTAACCAATAATCTGAATGCTGAAATTTCTAGAGCTAAGAACGCTGAGAGTGCAGAGACAACTCGTGCTAAATCAGCAGAGACTACGCTTCAGAATAACATTGATACTTTAACCACAAATACTACAAATAACCTGAATGCATATAAGAATCAGGTAAACGAGCAGTATTCTAAGGTTAAGGTTGTAGATCACTTAGATAAGTGTACTGAGGACAATATCATTTACCTTGTTGATCCTACTTGGAATAATGATTATGAAGTCCAGACTTATGAGGACAGAGAAATCAAAAACCTTACTCACGATTAGAGGTGAATAGAAAAGGAGGTCATTGACCTCCTTTCTTTTTATTCATCTGCCATAGTCTGTTTTACATAGAACTGTTTGTAGTATGGATCATATAGAACACATGCTCCATATCTTTGTAAAGATAGTTCCATATACTTGTATAGAAGGCATAGCCACAAAGTTTTATATGTGTCTTTTTGGAGTTCAGTTCCTGAAATTTCAGGACCTTTGATGTCAAAACAACGGTCCAGCTCATTATAGGTGCCGTGAATAGCATCATCGATACAATCAAGGAGTTCAGGACTTACTTGCCATCTACTATTATTCAGTTCTACAGCATATTCTGAGTAATCTTCAGGACCACGGTATTCATAATCACAATAATTCCAAAAAGTTACTCCCTCCGTAAATGGATCAATATCCCAAACAACCTGATCGATACTGATATACTTCAGGAATTTTTCAACCACTAAAGGGAGAGGTTCACCGTTTAACTTAATGATATATCTAACACCATCATCAGCCCATTCCCATCCTTCAGGCATCCTTTGAGTTTCTTCCATTGAAGAATTCTCAGCATACTCCTTGATTGCGGGCATAATCTCTAGCATGTCCTTAACATTGACGATTGTCTCAACAATTTCCTGAACGTCAGGGTTTTCCATAACTTCGTCAATCTTTTTGAGAGTCTGAGCTTCTTTTGCTTTTTGCTGTGCTCTCTGTTTTTCTTCACAAACCTGCTGATAAGATTTTGCCCTTCTGCTTGCCAGTTCATCAAAGATTGTTCCTTCGTGGTTCTTCTTGTACAGTTCAGCAACACTTGACCCTTTTAGAGACATTGCAACAGAGTCACTGCCACAAACATCAAAACCGTCACGATCATCATGACCACGTAAAAAATCGAAAATATTCTTAATAATACCCATAATCAAAACTCCTTTATTTCTTTAAAGTGTAAAATTTATCTAAAACAGAATCCCATAAAATTGCAGTTCCGTATAACTTAAAACTCTCTTTTAAGTATTTCTGGAAGAACGCAAACCAGATAATTGTAAAGACACTTCTAGTTTCAATGCCCAAACCGCCTTCGTCAAATGGTAGTTCAATATCCCAGTTTGTTGCATTACTATGCACGTGAACACAGTGGCTTAGATGTTCTGCGGACTCTTTATACTCGAATATCTTATTGTTAAGAGTGCCGTCATCATTAACCGCATTGATGTATTTGAACGGTCCAGTATAGTTTTTGCTAATATAGTAACTATCACTAAAAACTTTACTGAAGAAAACCTCTTTCTGCATATAAACCATAGGAACAGAGATATGTTTTAACTTAGATTTTATCTCTTGTGGCATAATCTTTGTAATATCGTAACAGAATGCAGGATCATCCTTTGGGTTTAGACGTTCTTTCTCAGCACAAGAATAATATGGTCTAATCTCAAACTCAGGTTTATACAGATAAGGGGAATCCTCTTCACAATTTCTATATTCAATATAATCATAGGAGTCTGTGAACTTTTTGACATCTTCAATAATCTTACAGAAATCCTTCATATTTGCAAAAGCATTTAGAAGGTCAGCAAAACGAGTTTCATACTCCAAAATTAAACGTCTGTTTTCCTGAGCTTCTTCAAAACTTCTTTGCTGTTCACCCTTTTTGACCTTCTTGATAAAATCACTAAGGATTGTAGTATCAGCCTTAGAATACTGAGTGTAGTCAACAGTATTTGATTTAAAAATAGCATATCTTCCAAACATATTCAATTCCTTATAAAATCTCTTCGTCTGTGCAAATATCAAAACTGTGGTTACCACTAATAAGGATAACGCAATTATACTTCTCAAAACTTCTCTTAGTGTAGTTCACTAAGAAATACAGTATTGCTAGAGCTCTCATAACCTTATCATCTGTTAATCCAGAATGAGAATCAGAGTCTTCCCAGCCATAATAAGAACAATTGATGGTTTCGTCTAGGTGCTCATAAAATACTTCCTGAGAGTCATATACATTATAGTAGTTTAGACCTTGGTTAAATTCATCAGGATCTGCGTAGAAGACTTTGAGGTCATTGATTAGATCTGAAAATCTTGAACCTTCAAAGAACTTTGTGATAAAATCTCTCTTGGTGATGATATAGTTAGACATATCATTATTTTCACAGTTTATTTTTAGGACGTCTCTAAGAGTATCCAAGCTTTCAAAATGCTCTTTAATGTCTTCTTTAAGAAATAAGTCATATCCGTGGTCATTTTCTCTATACTCTTCAAAGTTTCCTTCCTTAATAATCTCGGCAACCTTATTATGAACAAGTTCAACAAGATAATCAACATTGTTGTTGAGATTAAGGATGTTTCTATTCTCCTTATTATAATAATCACACCTTGCTTTTCTTCTTTCCTGTAGTCTTTTTTCTTCATTATACTGAATTCTAGCTTCAGTTTCATCAGCAGTAAAGGTTTTATCAGAGCCGTTATTCTTCAGGTTCATAAACATACTGTCAAAAACACAGTGTCCTCTTTTGACTTCCTTAAGACTCTCGTGAATTTCTTGACGAATTTCCTCGCGAAGCTGGTTCTTAAGTTCCTCGACATCTTCTTTATAGAAGCTCTTTAAAAGCTTAAACATTGTTTCTCCTTAAACAGTGTAGTGGGTGATGATATGCTTATTATTGCATACCATTTTTCTGAAGTGTAAGAAGTGATTTTCAGCCTGAGCACCTTGGTATTCCTCTTTAACAGTATAGGCGTCCCAAGAGTCATTCTTGAAGAAGTGTTTGAACAGAACCTCAGAGTAATTTGTTAAATCGAAAATTCTCACCTCGTAGTGAAAGTGGTGTTCGATTACACAAACTCTGATGTTGTTAGGTTTGCCGTTAGGGTTCATGTTGGAATTTCTTAAGGTTTTAACTTCCTTCATCTTATCCCAAGATAAACCGTACTTTGCTAACTCAGCATTAACAAGATGTGATGTCATATTCAAATCTCCTAATCAATTCTATATTTTTATTATAACGTGTAAAAGAAAAAAGGGAATATATTTTTCCCTTTTTAATTTCCTAGTTTTTCAAGGAGTTATCTTCTTTTATCGGATTTAACTTCATTGCATAATCAGTTTTCTTATCTAAAACCTTCTTTATGAAGTCAATATCCTCTTTTCTTAACTTACCGCCCTTTGTGTGAACATTATATAAACCTTCAATTAAAAGTAAGCAACACTGGATATATTCTGCATCTTTTAACGAGGCATCGTCCAGGTCTCGGATTGCTTTTCTATAGAATTCTGAACAGTCAATAAGCTGGTTGATGGTCTTATTACTCTTCCAGATATACCACGCAAATAGAGCTCCTAAAGAAGCAACACAAAAACATAATAACTTCATAGCAAATACAATACACATACTTTCTCCTACTTAAATAATGTTTAAAATTTCATTGACACCTAAAATCTCAATACTTTCTTTCAGATCTTGAAGTTCTTGTTCAACTTCCGGATGTCCTCGATATTCTTCAGAGGTTTTCATTAAATCGTTAAACGCGAGTTTATAATCGTCAATAAAGTCCTTATACTGAGAACACTCCTTTTTCAGAGAATTCCTGATTGTCTGGTAATCTCTCTGTAACGGGAGTAAATTTTCATCAGCTCCAAACGGAATGCCTAAAACTTCTAAGTAAAGTTGTTTACGTAAAAATAAAAGAAGAGGTATATCAGAACCAATACTACATAATTCTAAGGTCATAGCCTCCACTTTTCCTAGTTTAAAAATAATTTCTTCCATAATATATTTCCTTGAGAATTTAATTCTCTATAAAATCATTATAGCGTATTATTTCTCTTTCAGGAAATAAAAAATGGTGCCGAAGCACCATTTTTATTACAACTTTAGATTACTTACCAATCTGACCCCAGTTGTAAGCACCACCACCTAGAACGGTGTTAGCGAAGTCAATACCGAATGAACGAGCATAGCTCATTGCACGGTCATTTGCTTCTGGTGTTACGATACCTGGAATTGTTGCTAGACCATAACGAACCTTTGCGATGATAGCTGGCTGACCAGACTCTGCATCAACAGTGTTAGTAAAGGTCAATGGAACGTATGGGGCGAAAAAGCCCATAGCGTCTCTACGATCCTCACCCTTGTAAAGAACTGTACAGTAATCGTTCTTAGCATACTGATCAACTACAACCTTGAAGCGGTCATCAAATACACCAGCAACACCACCAACAACTGGAGTATCCAGAGAAGTAGTACCAACTGGAGCAGTCTGGAACTTACCAACTTCACGTAACATTGAGCATACCTTTGGAGATACGATCAGAACGTTACCCTGACCACGCTTGGTGTCAACACCAATCATTGCAGCTTCGTTAGAAATTCTGATTGCCTGTACACGATAGCGCTCAATCTCCCAACGGCCGTCACCCTGACCAGCAGTAATTACTGGGAACTGAGTATCTGGTAACTGGGTAGCATTAGCATTTACGAAATCAACAACATCACGGTCGATTTCAGCCTGCATCTCATAAGATAACAGAGACATAATCTCTTCATCAGCAAGCAGACCATGCTGTGCCTGTAAATCCTGGTACATTTCAACAGTATAACGTCCCTTTAGGTTTCTAGCCTTAGCTTCGATTGATTTCTTAGAAACACTGAAACCAATCTCAGTCATATCACGACCCTTTAACTCAGCCTGAGCTGTAGTCATAGGACCAGTGTAGTTCTTAAGAATACGGTGGAAAGCAGCCTCGTTAGTGAATACACCCTTAACAGTTGAGGTACCGAATGCGTCACCGATTGATGGAACGTGGTATAACTCAGTTGCAGTCTGAGCAGTGGTGTCATAAGAAATTAGAACCTTAGCACCTTCTACATATAGAACCTTACCATCAGTGAATACAGTATCACCAACCTTTAGGCCATGATCAGCTGAAGTAGCCTCAATGATTAGACCCTTGTGGTTAGGATTTGCGTGAGTATTACCATCACCAATGTAGTGATTAGTTAACGCATAGATATAGCCTGTAGGCATGGTCATAGGCTGTACACCTAAGATGTGATTTGCAATTAACTGTGGATATACACGACGTACTAATGGCATTAAGATTGGGGTAAACTGTGCGATAGCACCAGTATCAGTACCCTCGTTCAGGGTTGCCTGCTCATGGAAAGCGTTCTTTAAAAGAAGCTGCATGGTAGACTTCTGAGACTCACTTAATGGACCAAATTTACTTGAAGCCATTAAACCGTTGATTGCTTCTGATTCATTTAGCATTTGCATTTATTATTTCTCCTTTAAGAATTCTGTTTTATTTATTTATACAAATTTAATTTTTGCGTTTAGTTGTTAAAAGAAACGCTTTAGGCGCTGTGCCTGATCAGCATTTTTAGTATTTACACTTTCGTTGATGTCTTCAGGTTCCTGCTCTTCATCAACTTTTTCTTCCTGCTCCTGAACCTTATCATCAGCAATAGCTTCCTTTAAAGTTCTTAACTTTTCAGCATAAGATTTATCAGCGGTAAACTCTACTAAAGCTGCACTCTTTAAGAATTTTGACTTCTGATATAGAGATAGACCCTCAGCCATTTCAGCAATTACACCCTGCTGTAACATCTTGTCATTCTCTTCCTGAAGTTTCTCAATCTGAGCATCCTTCTGGATGTTGTCATTTACAGCTTCGTTATACTTCTTAGTCATTTCGTCAAGTTTTGCCTGAACTGATGACTCGTCACGAGCTTCGACAATATCCTCAACCTTAACACCTGCTAACTTAGCAAAGGTTGAATATGCCTCAGTGATTGCCTTGCACTTGTCAACTTCAAGGTCTGACTTTAACTGGCCATAGCACTCATCAATAAAGTCATTTACTGCCTTCTTGATGTAAATGTCATTAGTCTCGCGGATCTCATCCTCAACATCCTTAGCATATTCCTCAGCTAACTTGTCTAAAGACTGGATCTTGTCGTCTAACTCATTTAACTTCTTCTCGTACTCAGCTTCCTTAATCTCAGCATACTCTTCAGCTAACTTGTCAATCTTCTCCACGCGCTCTTCAGCTTCTTCCTTTAACTGGTCCTGAAGTTCCTCGCACTGAGCGTCTAACTTGTTCAGCTTCTCTTCGTACTCTTCCTTAATCTTTTCGCACTCAGAGTCTAATTCCTCTAAACGCTTCTCGTACTCTTCCTGAAGCTTCTTAGTCTGCTCTGCCTCAGCCTCTTTTAGCTCCTGCTCTTTCTGAGCAATCTCTTCATTAGCAATCTCCTGAGCTTTCTCATCAACTGCTGCCTTGAATTCCTCAGAAATCTGGTTCTTTAATTGAGGGGTCAAAACTGACTTATCAATACCCTCTAATAATTTTTTTAGCATAATTATTAACTCCGTTGAAAATTTTAATTATTTATATTTTTGTCTCAAACCGTTTAAAGTATCAGCGGTATTGACATCTGACCCATTTACGTAAATAACCTTTAACTTCTTTACGTCAAATGATGGGTATCTCTTCATCTTCTGGACAAACTTTTCGTATAAACCGTGAAGGTCAACAGTATCCAAAACTTCAGAAACAACCTTTGCATTAGGATCAGCAAAATTAGTATTGTATATGTTATACTTATCTGCAGAAATTCTAATACGGCCAGAACGAACTTTTCTAAAGAAGGTCTCCTCAGGTAAATCTTCTCTAAGCTTAGCCTCATTTCTCATGAGCTCTGCCTTTAAAGTGTCTGAGTCAATTGTCTTTAACAGAGAGCCAATAAAGGTATCAAACTTCTCAATTACTGCCTCAGAAACTTCATCAGAGGTAAACTTCTCTTCCTCAGTAATATCAAGACCGTTTACTGGTACTTTCTCAGGATTTTCGGTCTGAGGTTCTAACTGTGCTGGAACTTCAGCCTCATTTAATAGAGGAACAAGGTGACCATTTTCATCTAACTTGAACTCTAATCCCTGTACAACACCTTCAGTCAATAAATGACTCTCACAAACACCGTTCATAGTTGCTCCGAAATCACTAGGATTTGCCACAATATCATAGGTGATTAACTTGAAATCTTTTACTATTCCATTAACCACATTGCCACATCCACGTGATGATACTGAAATCTTAATACCATTATCAATCAGTGTCTTTAACTGATTTGCGTCTGGATTATCTAATAGAATTGCCTCACCAATTACCTTGTCACCCTCAATTCTTAAAGACTGAATCTTTGCTACAGCCTTCATAGGATCGACGTTTGTTCTTGGCGGATGCTCAACTTCCATCAGAGAATTGATTGAACCATTTGCCAGGTTTACCTGGTATGCCTGCACCTCTCGCTCCCATAAAGGACGAGGGTAAATTCTTCCATTACGATTTCTCTGACCGATTGTTGAAAAGGTACCACGAATATAGTACTTCTTCTCAGTCTTACCAGTTGCTTCATTTAAGGACTCTTGTACATCGTAATTTAAAGATGAATCGTCCTCAAACATTATTTGCATAATTCAGGCTCCTTAATCTCTTCCTCAATCTTAGCTAACTTCTCAGCTGCATCCTGTAGGGACTCCTTGGTTTCCATGTACTCAGCAATGCGTGGGTCCTTTACAAGAGCCTCAGTCAGCTTTGATCTAACTGCGGTGTTAAAGGTTTGATAATCCTTATTCAACACAGCTTTTACGTAATTTTTCATCTGAATTTCTCCTAATAATAAAATTTTAATTATTTATATTTTTTAATCACCCCTTACAATTTTACAGGTTTACTGAAAATTGCATTGTTCAGTCTGGCCATGTCCAACAGGTTTTCCGGTTCAACTAAAACTCCTGTTTTCATAAATCCTCTAAGGTTATACGTTCTCAGACAGTGACGGTATACCTTGTTTTTCAGCAGAGGTTTCAACATTTCTAAGGTCACAATTAGAGGTTTATTATGAAGAACTCGGTCTCTGTTTGCTTCCAGAATTTTCTTCACCAGAAATATTCTATAGGTATACGCAATCCAGTGAAGATTTAATCCGATACACCTTTTAGAGCCAATTTTCAGTAATAACACCAGAGGTCTCTTGTCGTGAACAAGTTCACCATGTGTCGCAATATACGAACCTAAAAAGATCTTTCCTGGCAAGAAATCCTGTGCTCCTAATACCTTAGGGTGCTTAATCAGTTCCTGTGCAATTCTCTTACTTTCTTCAGGCGTGTACTCTGGAATCATTATTTTCCTCAAAAATATTTAAACTTTTCTCTATTTATGACCTAAATATGTTAGAATGTTTTTAGGAGAAAATCTCCAAGAGGTGTTTATGAATACAGTATCAATGACAGGATTAGACATACAGAGTATAGTGACGAGTTCCGTAAATCTGAAGACTCAACAGATGAACTCTCCTATTCAGACAAAGATACAGAGTTACAATAATTCTCTGAGCGGTTTAGGTAAACTGTCAAGTTTACTCAGTTCTTTCTCAGACTCCATGAAGAAAGGTGACGAGTTTGACGTACAGAAAAATCTGACTTCTGAGAGTGGTAAGAATGACCTTTATGCAGCGGATGTTAAGACCAACAAAGACGCATCAGAAGACGAATATAATATTGAAGTAGTTCAGACTCATAAGAAGGCAAAGATTACATCCCGTTTCTCTCGGGACTTCAGTAATAACTTCAGGTCAGGAACAATCAATTTTGACCTGGGTGATGATAAGAAGTTTTCTGTTGATGTACAGGCTGGAGAATCTCTGGCACAAATTAGAAAGAATATCAATGACAACAATCCGTTTGGAGTTTCGGCAACTTTAGTCAACAGCACTTCAGGATATGTTCTGACTCTTAACAGTGATTTTGATTTTGATATTTCCTTTGGAGGCGATCTCGCTGAAGACTTCGGAGACCTTGAAAAACAGCAATCTCAGCAGGCAATTATCAGGGTGAACGGTGAAGAAATGAGGTCGGATACTAATACCTTTACGGGAATTGAAGGGTTAGAAATCACGGCAAACTTCGAAGGTAACCTTCAGGCTAAAGTGCAGAAAAACAGTACGAATAAAGAAGCAATTGATAACTTCGTGAAGAACTTTAACTCGCTGATGGACAATATTGACGCTCTCGGCAAGAGAAGCACAATAACTGATGGTGTGTCTAATAATGACGGCGGTTTATTAGCTGGTAATTCTTCTCTAAGACTTATAAAGGATAAACTGAAGAACAGTATTGACTTTGAAGGTTTAGAGTTTGACCGCTACGGTAAACTTCAGTATAAAGGAGATTACGAAGCAGATATAACCGAGCAGTTTGACAAGACAAAAGAAATTATTGATGAGTTCTTATCAAAAGACTCCATAATTTCTAAGGAAAAAGATATGGTTAACGATGCTCTGAAAGATGCTAATGAACGTATTCAGAGAAACAACACCTATATCCAGAAGTACCAGGATGCGATTACAAAGAAGTACTCTAAATTAGATGAACTAATTCAGAATACCAATGCTCGCATCCAGATGATTAACGATATGTTGTCTTAGTCTTCAACAGAAAAGACTTCATCAAAGCACTTCTCGCAAAGACCACTAAGGGTTATTTCCTTTAATCCTAAAAAGGTCTTTGCGTTCTGTACAGCATCTTCACCACATGAAACACACTTAATACCTTTTCGGTACTTCAGCCATGACTTCTTTAAAACATCAACATCTGTCATACCAAGGCTTTCTGAAACATCAAGAAATTCTCTGAACTCGTGCATAATCAAATCCTCCGATTAACTTATACCTTTATTATAGTGCACTTCAACAAATTGTACACAAGATAATTTCTTTAAAAAACAAGGGGCTTTAAAGCCCCTCTTTTTAAAAGTTTTCAATTCTCGCGTCTAACACAACCAGGTATGTTTTCATCACTTGAAGCTGTGTCTGTAAAAGGTTAAAGTCTAAAACATCTTCCCTGTTACTGTTATCAAGAAATTTCTGCAACTTCTCGATTTTCAGTTTTAGATCTTCTCGTTCCTCTAAAACTCTCTTCTGATAGCCTTCCATCGTTTTCTCCTAAATAAACATCTCAGCTACTATTATAGCACAGAATACGAAAAATCCAATTAGAATGGTCATAGGCCATACTCTCTGTTCTTAACCTTAAAGTGAATTCTCATATCACCTGTACGGATAACAATACCCTCGTGGAGTTTATCACCTTCAGGATCAAGTTTAGAACTACCCTCTTTAAACTTCAAACCATCTACCAAAATCTGTAGATTATCAAGGTCAAAGTCGTTAAGATCTAAATCGATGTATTCTACGTGCTTAACACCCTCAATATTGGCATTATCAATAATCTTACAGAACTCAGTAGGAGTCAACTCTTTACCATTCTCTCTAGCACGGTAAACGTTGAAATTCTCTCCATTCTTGTAGATGCCTCTCTGTACCTTAGGAGAAGTGTACTCACCTTGTAAAACTAAGGTAGGATGTTCCTTGAATAGAGGCATCAATCTCTGTGCGAACTTCTTATGGTCTGCGTTACCCTCGATATTTCTACCAAAGACGGCAAGACTTTTTCCTAAGAAGAATGGATTAGGAATTTTCTTAATCTTTCCAATGTGCTTCTCAAGAGCAAAAGAGATTGCCTTTCTTAGAGATACTCCCTCTCTACGATGGATGATCTTCTTAAGAATATGCTCAATTTCTGTCTTAATAGTATCTAGATCATATACTACATCCTTATACACATCTTTAATGGTTCTCTTTTCCATAAAGATAGTGACAGACTGACCCTCTAACTTAATAGAGGTGAATACATTCTGTGGATCTTCTTTCTTGATTAAATCAAGTCTAGATGGGTCGTTAAGAATGTTGTCCTCATCACTCTTAGGAATAACATCAGTAGGAAATTCTCGTACACGTACTAACTCTTTACCGTTAAACTGCTTAGGACTTGCGTCATAACGGTCTTCATCCTTTCGTACACCTAGAACTTCGTCATATACTTTACCCTTTTCAAGAGGAATACCTAACTCCTCGGATGTCAGGGTCAATCCGTAACTGTAATTACCTGCCATTCTCATCTTCTTAATAAGAAAACCTTGACATCTTTCATTATAACAACGTTTTCTTAGAAATTCAAATCGTGGGTCGACCGGTAAAATACTATCCACTTCAAAATAGCAGACCACATCACCCTTCTTATATGTTTTTGGGACAATAACGGTGTAAGCATTTTCTTCAAAATGACCCAAACCGATTTTGTCCTTACCCTCAATATCTGTCACTTTTGAGATGGTGACAGCATACGCCATATTTCTCATAAAAACTCCTTTCAGTTCAAGAACTTAATATATTATACAGCATCTTTGAGAAATAGGAAATAAAAAACCTCTGAAAAATCAGAGGTTTAAGTGAAATAAATCCAGTTTATTTGATTTTTGCTTTTAAGCCGTTAAGAGCAAACTTCACATAGCTCTTCATAGTTACTGGAAGAGATTTGATGAAATTTGAATCCTGGACAGCCTCAAAAGCAGACTTCAGGTCGGTAGCGTTCTTCAGCTCGTCGTATACGTACTTGCATGCGTAGAACTGGTTTAAAACATCAGCGTCAGTCTCCGCTCTCTTACCAATGGAAGCTTCCGCGTCGTTTTTCAGAACGTAATCAAGGGATCTGACCAGATTTTTGTGGTAGTTCTCGATACTTCTCTTTAAATCCTGAAGTTCCTTATGGTCAGCTTCGGTCAGTTCCTCAGCTTCCTTAACTTCATCTTTAACTTCTTCAGTCACTTTAGTTTCCTTAGATTTGTCTAAGTTCTCTAAAATATACTCTCTTAAAGAGTTTGCCATGATTATTCTCCTTTAAAATTTTAAACCTTTTTTCTTAAAGAAACTTACAGCCTCTTCATTGCCCATATCTTCTGGACCGAAATATTTGTCCGGGTCATACTTCATAACCTTTAACCAGATTGCTGCATTTTCACAGGTACTCTGAGGATATTTTGAGGTAATGCCTGATTCTTTATAGTGCTTAATACACCAAAGACCGATATTAGAGTCGTACTTCTGACCACAGTTAATCATATACTTGATCAGGATCAGGGACTTCCAATCTTCATTTCGGTCATCACACATGGCAGTAAAACGAACCACATGGTGGTTAAGGTCGGCCAGCATCTTAGTCATAGTCACAATATCCATAGATAAAGACTTAATCTGACCGTCAACCAAAGATAATAATTCTGTTAAAGCCCCGGAACTCTCAACAATCTTTCCTTCAACCTTTTCTCTTAAAATCATAAAATCTCCTTTTTCTTATTTATTAAAAAAGGGAACAAATGTCCCCTTTTGAAAATTTGATTTAAACTTAGGCAGAAACAACTTCTGCAAAGCTTCTGGTACCAACATTGGTAAAGCGAAGTAACAAGAACTCGGCTGTATATGTTGGTTTGATATAGATGTCAACGATGAACTGGTTATGAGAAATAACTTCATCAGTATTGTTGCTCTCATCACATACTACCAGGAAGTCCTGAATACCTCTTTGTGTCTTAACGTTGGTGAGGAATGGTTTCATCTGAGCTAAGACGTTATTTCTGGTATAGGTATCATTGAACTCGAATACTGAGTGTCTAGATGCCTTTGTTAGACTTCTGATGATTGTATTGAACAGACAAACAATGTTGATACGATCAAAGGAACTTGCCTCAGCCTGTAAAGTCTTCTGGCCCCAAATTACAGTACCTTCTGCTGGGAATGTAACAATAGGGTTGATTGCGTTCTTATACAGCATATCTCTCTGAGACTTGTTAGGGTTAAATGCAAGCTTGGTTACTGATGTATCTAGGACACCTCTCTCAAGACCTGCTGAAGCATACCAAGGAGCGTATCTCTGGTTAACCTGAGCTCTCTTACCTGCTACAGTACCAGCACAGTTAATCCAACGATACTTGTCATTGTAACGGTCGTATACGTATAGGTAGTTGCCGAACAGAGCGCAATACTTGTCGTTTACATTTAAGGTGTGCATTCTGAAGTTTACCAGGTTCTTGGTGCAGTCAGCTGACTTCTTGCCGACAAGAATTTCTCTTGGAGCGCCGATTACACAGATACAATCTGGTTCAGATACAGAGTCACCTCTTAGAGATAACAGGTTTCTTGCTGAAGCACCATTATCCAGCTCATTGGCAATAATGATGTCAACTTCCAGCTCTTCCTTATTACCGAATACTTCATAAGCATCTAGTAAATCATCACGCTGAATTGATGAGTCTGAGTAGTTTCTTAAAGTCAGAGACTTACCTACATAACTCTCGGTGCCTTCATCATAAACGTAGGTATATGATGATACTTCCTCAGTATTCTCCTCGTTAACCTTCACGTAAACGTACTCAGACTGACGGTTGATTACTGACTCGATAAAGGTTGACTTGTTATTATCATCAACAGCACTTGGATTGAAATCAACTGTATAAGTCTCAACAATATCCTGCTTCTCTTCATCGTAAATGATAACACCAATCTGTGAACCCTTAGGAGCGTACTCAAACAGGTCGTCAATTACGAGTCCAGGGAATGCGTACTTGGTTACGTGGTCGTCATTGAAATCGTTTGCTAGGAAATCATCCGGTTTAGCAATAGCAATCTTGATGTTCTTACACCAAGAACCTGGATTTTGAGCAATGAACTTGATCTTTGACTTAGGAGATGAGAACGTAATACCATCAAACTTTTCATCAAAGACATCTTTATTAGGAACCTGAACATTTGTCTCGAATAGAGCATCCTGTGTCAGAGAACCTGGAACAAGATAATTTCTGGTCTCATTGTTTGATGACTTCTGAACTTCTTCCTGTTTAGTAATGTCAAGAACTTCATTAGAACCGTTAAACAGAATTTCAACAGAGTTAACTGTATCTCCTGCTCTTGGTCTAAACTCTTCAACAATTTCACGAGATAAGGTTAGAATATTCTTCTGGGCATCAATATCAGTGATCATGTATCTCTTATCAATATCACCGAAGGAAATAATGTCCTGAACCTTTAAAAGGTCAACGCGAGTTACCTGAACTTTCTGATAGTTCATAAATCTCTCTTTACCTTCATCTACTGATAAAGTAGTAGGATCATCATCTAATCCAGTATCACGATATTCTACAACACCGACAGTTACCAGTTGAACTCCATCAAGTGGAGTATGTTTACCGTTCAGGTTACCAGCTCTTGAGATTAACAGATTGTTTGAATATCCCAAGAAAGTATAAGCCTGGAAAAAGTCGTTGTAGTTGCTTGCGTCTGGTTTTCCGTAAAAATCTACAAGCTCGTTACGGTCACTAATCAGAGTATATGCTCCAATTGGACCTTTATTAAATACACCTCCAAAAACAGTGGTGCTTGTTCCAACAGTTGGAACTACTTGGGATTTGTCAATTAACTGACTGTAAACCCCTGGTGATAACATTTCCATTATTTTTTACTCCAAATTTTCTTGAGGAAAAGTGTTATAGGAGAGAAACTCTCCTATTTTAAATTACTTAACAATTCGACAAGCGCGTTTCAGAGCTACAGTAGGAACATCCTCTAGTGAAGCATTGATACGGGAAATCAGGTCTAGCTTCTGCTGATCTTCAGTAACTTCGTCACCTGATAAAACGTCACACTCATCAACCTTTACGCCCTGGCAGATTGCACATGCTCTTCTTAGAGTATCAACATCACACTCTGGTAAAGCGGTACATAGGTTCTGAATTGTCTCTAAACGCTCCTGCTGCTCCTGTAACTTCTCCTGAGCTTCCTTTAACTCGTCATTCTCAGCTTCAGATACTTCTGGCTCTTCTTCCTCAGTTACTTTCTCGTCTTCAGCCTCATCAACCTTAGGCTCTTCCTCTTCGGTAACCTCTTCCTTAGGATTCTTCAGCTCTTCAAAAAGACGAGCTCTGCGCTCTGCGTGTAACTTTCTAGCTTCTGCAATCTGCTTCTCAGCATCATCTTCAGCTTCCTCAACTTTTTCTTCCTCTTCGGTTACATCTTCAGGCTTTTCGTTTTCCTGTGCTTCCTGAACAGTATCTTTATCCTCGGCCTCTTTGATGTCTTCATCTTCGGTTACTTCAGCCTTAGTCTCTTCTTCAAGAGCTTTCTGCTCTTCCTGTGCCTTTAACTCTGACTCTAAAAGGCGATATACGTGATTTGCAAAACTCATAATTTGTATTCTCCTGTTAAATGAATTTTTATTATTTACTCTTCTGCGCTCTGGACTGTATCATCTACACCAGCATCATAACCAGCTGTGAACGCTCCTTCAAGGTCATCCTGAGTAATTTCAGGTTCCGGCGCTTCAGCATCTGGTCCAAGATCCTCAGGTTTCTCAGGCTCCTCAGAACTTGCCTCATAATCACCATCAGAATAATCCTCTCCTTCATAGAAGTTCTTGAAACGAGGGTCTTTTGACTCTTTTCTGATCTGTTCAAGAGTTTCCTCAATCTCGTCGTCAGACATCTTGAAAATGTCCTTGAAGATCTTGGTAACCGGTAAAATTTTACCAGCATCATCTTTAATATTGCCCCAGATCTCCATCTTAGTTGTGAAGTTGTCAAGTTTCATCTTCTCAAAGAAGGTATTCTCATTAGCAAACTTTAGAACAATACCACCCTCAAGACGATCGTACTCCTTTTGGGACAGAACACCAGTTGCAATAAGTTCTCTCTTAAGAAGTTCCTCAAAGATCTTAATATAAACATGACGAAGTCTGAAACAGAAGGTGAAAAATCTCATATCTTCAATCGACATATTATCATCTTTCCAGTTATAACTTGCGTCACCATCTGGATTGATGTCAATTCTTGAGGTTGGAACTTTCATTGAACGGTATAATTTCTTACAGAAATATAGAATATCAGCTAACTCTCCTAAGTTACCTGTTTCATCCAGAACATTAACCTCAGTACCTTTACCACCTGCTCGGTTAGCAAACCAGTAATCCTCAACCATAGAAGTGATATGACTCTGGTTGGTAATTTCACCGGTATTTGTGTTATAGAACTTGTTATACTTAAACTTCTTCTGAATGTCTCTCATGACCTCTTCAGCTCTTGATGGAGGCAGATCACCAACGTCAACGTTGAATACTCGTCTTGATACAGAACGAGAGAATCTTAGAGGAATAAGCATGTCTTCCAGGTTCTGAAGCATGTTTGCGTTTTTCAAAGCATCTTCAAGGTATGACAGAACTAGGAAATCATCGTATAAACCGAAGTCTACTCGCACAATTTCTTCAGGGCTATACTGCATTTTCTCAGTAAACTCTGGTAAAGCATATATGGTCTTGGTCTGAAGAATGTTCTCGTAATACTTGTACACATTTTCACCACGATCAAAGTACAGATAACGAGGATCCATCATTCTGATCTTCTTGATGCCGCTTCTGGTACCTTTAGATGAATAGGTACAGTGGAAAAATATCTGACCGTCTATATATCCTCTTCTCACAATATCATCTATTGTATACTTGAGGTTTGTCAGGCGGACAATTTTCTCCCAGGACTTTGTTATAGCATCCTTTAAAGCTTCATTTTCTAACTCAAGGTTAAGAATAATCGGGTCCTGCTCATTATATGAGAAAGTCACTTCATTAACAATCTCATCAATTGCGTTAGAAACCTCGGTATTCTTAGCAACCCTTCTATACACATCAATCTTAGCAGCCTGCTCCATTACCACATCAGCCACATTTGCCTGTGAGTATAAACCAGTCTTCTGGATTGAGTTATAATCGTTATCAAAGAAACTCTGACTTCTTGACTGACTTGGATCAGTCAAATCCTTCATCACGAAATCCGGTGCAATAGTACTCGTGTCGTTTCTGAAGTTTACATCAGGCTGCTTAATAAACGTTTTTACAACTTCATTTAAGTATTCTAACATATTTTTATCACCTTTTTATTCCTATTTATATCAACTTTCGGCAAAGATAAATAACAGAAAAAGATGGAGAAACTAGATGTTTTATCAATATTTCACTAACAAGACGAGCGGCAAGGTACTGGAAGACAACCAGGACTTTATAAAGGCCGATCTTGGAACAGTATTTAAGAAAAATGACGGTTCTGAGTATATTAAGGTGGATACTATTGTATTTGACAAGACCTCTCGAGTAATTCAGAGTGCTGATGAAGCTGATAAGAGATATGGTCGATTAAGTTCATCGAATGCGTGGTCTCAGCTAAACACCTTTAATAATACTACTAAAATTCTGCAGGCAACCTTCCAGCAGAAGAGCTGTTTGGAAGATGGAGTACAGGTTCAGCACACCCAGCTTGTAGTTCCAGATATTGCCAGTTCCCATGAGATTAACGCAAAAGACGTTATTTTCAAGAATGGTAAAGTAACCGGTTCATTCGTGGCAACCTGCCGACCAGAGTTTGACAATCTGACTGTTCTAGGTAATACCAAGAGTAATACTCTGACTGTTGTCCAGGACAGTACTCTAAATCAGGTCGCAGCAACCGCGGTTACCTGTGCAACTGTAGATGCAACAAACCGTGTTAATACCAGTGTTCTGACCGCATCAGTATCAGGAAACATTAAAGATCTGACCGTACAGAATTCAGCCACTGTTGGTAATGCTCTCACCACTAAGGACTTAAACGCAACCGGAAATATCCAGATGAACAATGCGACAGTCCAGAAGATTACCTGTAATAACATCCTTCCTACCTCAGGATCAGCAAATATTGGTAGTACAACGGCCCAGTATGCTAACATGTACGCAACCAACTTCAATGGAACTGCTCTAAGAGCAAAGTACGCTGACTTAGCTGAGAAATATTCTACTGATATTGAATACCAGCCAGGAACTGTTTTACAGATTAACACTGTCGGCCAGTCTGAACTGAGTATCTTTAATGGCGGCACTTACGCAGGAGTTGTTTCTACGAAACCTGCTTTAAAGATGAACTCTTCAACAAATGGTCAGTACATTGCCCTTAAGGGACGTGTTCCAGTTCGTTGTAAAGGCGTTGTTCAAAAGGGTATGTATTGTGTAGCCCAGAATGGTGGTGTAGTACGAGGATTTTCTAAATCTGACATCACTGCAGATATGGTTCTGAATATTGTCGGTGTTGCTTTATCTGACAGTAAACCAGATGAAACAGTAGAAGTGATGTTGTAAATAACAATAAAAAGGAGAAAAACATGTTTGGTTTTGTATCAAAAGCCGAGTTACAGAAGTTGGAGGAGCTCATTCGTGTTCTTAATGAGAAGATCAAATTTCTGGAATCTGAGTATGAAGCCTTAAAAGGTGAGTACATCAACATTACATCCGAGATTGCAGAGCTTAACCGTCAGGTAAACGAGTTGAAAGCGATCAAGGAGGGTCTGAAAAAGGCCGAAACAAAAAGTAAAAAGACCACAAGGTCGAGAGCGAAAACTGCAAAAGCAGCTAAATAATCTTCAGGATTTAATATCCAGGATTGATTCTCTAACCAAGCGTGTCAGTCTCAATATTAGAATAATTGAAGAGTATCAAAAATTTTTTAAGGGGAATTGAAAATTCCCCTTTCTTTTTCTATAAAACCGTGTTATAATAAAAGAAAATTTTGTTATTAGGAGTCTTAAATGATACAAGATACAAAAGAGATGAAGAGCTCAGAGTTTCTTCCTTTAAACGAGTTCCTGCTGGTTAAACCAAAGGAAGTAGAGACCGAAGAGAAATCGGATTTTGGTATTGTCCTTGGCCAGAATAAGTCAATTACTAACCGAGCCGGTAGTGGTCAGGTCATTTCAGTGGGCCGAGATATTAAGGATATTACTTCAGAGGATTACGTGCTATTCCCTAATACTCAGGGTATTGACATCGAATTCTCAGACGGTAAATTCCTATTACTAAGATACACTGACATTATTGGTATGAAGAAGCACTAAGAAGGAGAACGGGAATATGTTTGACTTACACATTGATGAGGCGGACTTAACCACACATCCAGAGGTTAAGGCTTATTTTGACGCAAAGTTTAAGGCTGAAGCAGATCTTAAGAAGTTCTGTCAGGTTTACGATAATGAAGTTAATCGACTAAGATCACTATGCAGAATGGGAGAGATCAAGTATTCCCGTTGCTCTATGTTCTTAAGACTTTTCAAAAACGCTTCAAATGATGAACTGTACTCTTATGTTCTTCAGGCTTCCGAAGGAGATCCCGCCTACAAGAACTATGAAAAGAGAAAGGTCACCATTTATAAGACTTTCGATACTTTAAGAGCTCTTAAAAAGCAGAAGTTCTTAGTAAAGGCAAAAGGTAAGAAAGAAGTTATTCTGGCTATGAAGGAAGTTCATAAGAAAGGATTCAACGAGTGTGTCCTGAATAAAGCTTATAGAGTTATGAAGGAAAAGATTAACCTTTATACCACTAACTTTGCTCTGACTCACTCTCTGGACGAGTATAAATTCTTAGAGTCTTTCATTAACTTCTATACTGTTGAAGCCATTGAAAAGCAAAAGGCTGCTTTACTTGCTGAAAAAGCCCGTATTGAAAGTGAACTACAGAGTCTCTTTGCTTCAGAAAAGATCTATACCAAGAAGAAGCTTAAGGAGTTTAAATCTCAGGAAACTCCTGAGAAACCAGAAGCTGTCGTTAAGGCTATCAAAGAAGGGGTTAAAGACGCCTCTAAGCCTAAGACTTCTCAAGATGAAAATACTATCATGAGCTGGTTATTTGGTTCTAAGGACGTTATGGAAGCTCTAAATAAATTAGTAGGAGTACCAAATCCTGCATAGGAGCTAAATTGAACGATATAGAACAAGTGTCGCTAGCATCAGCCCGTAACAGGGCTGATGCTTTGGCACAAAAAATGAATAAACTGACTGATACTCTGATGTCTAATATCCAGACAGCGGAGGAACTTCATATTACCGGCACAGAAGTAATTGAAAGTGTTGAAGAGAAAACCGAAGATGTCGACCTCTACAGCAGTGATATGAACCCTTTAGAGTTGCTGAACCTTGAAAATCTCCTAGAAGACTTCAAGTATATTCGTGACTCTCTCAGAGAAACTTCTGATAATGCCCGCAAAATTTTATCTCAGACAGCCTGCCAGATTCAGGAAGGCAGCGGCGATCTCGGTGATGAACCTTCTGACCCCGTAGAACTGATAAACAGCTACGCAATCCTTAATAAAGCTCTCACGGACAACATGAAAATGTACGTACAGGCTTATAAGGAAATCTCGAATATTATTCTTAATATCGATAAGGTTAAAAACAGTAACGCCGTCAAAAATGTTGAACAGTCTCAAGGTTCTCAGATCAATAATACTCAAATCAACGTGTATAACTCTGACGACCAACACCAGGCTATCAACACCCGCGACATCCTAAGATCTCTTCAGGCAGAAAAAGATAAATAACGAAAAAAGGAGATTAAGAATGTACCAAGTAAAGAAATCTTTTAGTTATGATGGCAAATTTTACCAGCCAGGTGATCTGGTAGAGAACGTACCAGAGCGTCTGTTTGATATTGGTCTTGTTACTTTAGCTCCAAAGGCAGATAAGCCAAAGAAGGCTAAGCTTCTGACTGAGGACGTAAAGGTAGAAACCACTGAGATTTTAACCGAGGACACTTCAGACGTTAAGGTTGAAGTAGAGGAACCTAAGGTTGAGAAGGTTGAGACCCCAAAATTTGTCAAGCCTCTAAAGAAAACCAAGATCTAAGACCTACCTCTTAGATAACACAAACGTACGATTCAAGGGAAACGATATTCGTTTCCCTTTTTTATTTCCTGTGCCATATAAATAGAATAAATTTTGTTAAAAAAGAGGATAAAATATGGCAAACAAGATAAACGAGTTAAAGTTGGCAGTTGGAGCCGGTGCCAGAAAGAACAAGTATAGAATAAACTTTGCTGTTCCAGCAGCAGTGCCAGCCCCAGCAGGATTAGACTCAAGAACTCTGGATGTTCTGGCAAAGGCAACCAAGTTACCAGATAAGACAATTAAGGTTATCGCTTTATATAATCAGGGAAGAAAATTAAACATACCTGGAGATACTGATTATCAGGGTGATACTGGTATTGATGTAACTTTTTACCTGCCAGAGGATTACGCACCAAGACAGTTATTCCTAAACTGGTTGAAAGCATGTGATAACTTCCAGCAGAACATTCACACAGGAAATCCAGCAGCTTTAATGGTTGATATGTCAATTGAGCAGTTAGACAGTGCTGAAAAGTCAACTGTTAAGACTACATTACATAATGCGTTCCCATATAAGGTCGCAGGTATAGAACTTAGTGATGAACAAGCTGATGGTGTATCAGAAGTTACTGTATCAATCGCATTCTCTGACTTTGTAACCGGTGACGGTGAAACCGATGAACCTTTAACCTACAATCAGGCAACTAAGAACGACACAGCTTTATAATTTAGGAAGGATTTTACATGTTTGTTTCACAACAAAAATTCTTCTCAGATTATCGTATTAAGAATGGTCAGGCACCTAATGAAACCGTTCTTAATCGTGGTCTGATGAGATTAAAGCGAGAAATTCGCGAGTTAAAATCTCTTCTTGATATTATCTCTAATCAGGAACTTGAGGAATTCAGTGCTCAGCAGATCTATGAAGAAGATGAGTACGTGATGTATCGCAATTCCTATTATAGATCAAAGTGTGACCACAATTACGCGAATTCTCCAGAAAATGAACAGTTCTGGGAGCTGGTAAAGTTACCTTCTATTAAGGAAGGAACAACCAGAACTCACGCTCAGAAATTCACCAGTGAACCAGACCAACAGCGTTTTGACACTGAGTTTTCTATGTCCGAACGTCCAATGGTTTTCGTTGATGGTATTCTTCAGGATATTTCTGTTTACAGTTGGGGATCAAGAAATGTGACCTTTACAGAACCTCTTGAAAATGGCCGCAGAGTTCACATTTTATACGGATATGCGTACGATTCTCCTAACATTCTCCCTTACCGAGAGATAACAGCAGAATACGGCCAGAGCGTTTTTGAAGTTCCATTTCAGCTGATTGAACCTCACGTTTTTGTCAATGGTATTCTGAAGAGAGAAGACAGCTATAGCTATGGCCGTTCTTATGTTCAGTTCCCTAATGAGCTGAGAGATGGAGATACTGTTGTTATAGCAAATGGGAACTTTGTCGGCATGGACTTCTATACAAGACTGGAAATGGATAGAATTCTCGACCAGTATTATAAGAAGTCGGAGACATATTCTCGTGCACAACTGGACAATATGTTTGCTCAGAAAGCTGACCTTGCCTATTGTGATGCAACTTATAGAACTATAGCAGACTCTTACTCAGTTACTGCGATGAATAACATTCTGAGCTACTACGTGCAGACTGACCAGTTTAACAACGAACTTGCCAAGAAAGCAGACTGGGGAACTACTCTGTTTGATTACCACATTGAAGATGCGTATACAAAGAGTGACACTGAAGCCTTAATCAATCAGATTTGGGATTACCAGTTTAATGAAGGCAGACTTTACGCTGAACTGAATGCTAAAGCAAACTGGGGTACTACTCTGAGTGACTATAATATTGATAATGCGTACTCTAAGATGGAGATTGACGCCTTATTAGCTCCTTTAATGAAATCAGAAGACTTCAACACATCTAATATTTTAGAGAAAATTTCTGGAAATCCGGAACTTAATGCTAAGCAGCTAGATGGTTACACCAGAGACCAGTTCATGAGATCTGATGCTAAAACCTCTAATACTGGTGGTATTGATGTATACAATGAAGATAATTCTGATTTTATTTCTATTGGCGAAGACCTGATTAAGTCAAGATATAATCTGGATACACAGAGTTATAACTGTCAGTATTATGGTGATGAAGTTCACGACATGTACATCAACATCGAGGGTGAGTTTAAAGGTGACTTTGATTTTAATATCATGGATACCGGTATTTCATGCCCTGATGAGTATAACTGGACTGTATACGTGCAGCCTGTAATTGATGGAAATAGAACTGATTTTATTCCTGAGAGATATGGTAACGGCTTTACTTTCAGAAAGGAAGTACATGATGCTAAAGCATGGGAACACACTTTCTACCACTTTGGATACGTCGAAATCCGTGGAACTGTCAAGAGAAGTTTTATCTGTCACCTGAAGAGCTTCTATCGAAATGGTGAACTGGATATGGTACCTTCTTTATCACACTATAAGTTAGTGGGAGTTAAAAAAGAAGGAAGTTCATTTATCCGATTTAACCAGGGAAGTGTTGCCCTGGAAGAGCGTGACTTCAGATTCAGTGAAGCTGAACTTGATTATATTGATACCAGATATGGCCGAGGAACAAGTACCGTTCAGAATGCCTTACAAGACATGTATACGGCTCCTAAGAGTAAACCTTATCACGTCGTTGGTCATGCATCAAGGTACGAGTTTACTGTATTTGATGACATCCAGGTTGTTTTCAACGGCTTGAAACCTCTTGAGAAAGTCGAGTTTGGTTTTGATAATCCTGTTGAAATTTCAGCTAAGGATAATAACGCCGATGAAAATGGAACAGCACACTGTGTATTCAAGTATAATATGGAAGGAAGTTTGATTGTTCAGTGTAGCGGCGTTGATTCGGATATTGGTTATCTGCAGCTACAGGTACAGGACGTTCACGAGGATGATCCAGATACTACAATGGTATTCGGTCAGACACCTTGGAACCACGCAGTATTCACAAACGGCAATACCAAGTATCCTCTTGGAAGTACAACCAAGTATAAGATTGAAGAACTGCTTCGTTCATACTCAATTCTTGAAACCGAAACTAAGATCATCACCTTCAAGAGTGATGCTCCTATTATCGAAATTGAGAGTGAGAACCTGGATAACAGAATTTCAGTTAAACAGACTGTCCTGGATAACAGCGGTCTGAATACCTACGAGCTTGAAATCCACGGCGATTCTCCTGCTGAGTTTAACTTCACTGTTAAGGCAAGAGGTACCGAGGAGTCAGAAGCTGGTAGAGCAACTGATATGACTATCCACCTGAACGTT